GGCGAGCTGATCGATCCCGAGGAGGCGGGCATCATCCGCCGCAGTTGGATCAACCTGTGGCCGTCGACACGCACGCTGCCCAAGTTCGACTACATCATCATGAGCCTCGACACGGCCTACACCGAGAAGAGCATCGACAAGAAGAGCCACGACCCTGACCCGACGGCCTGCGGCGTGTGGGGCGTCTTCCAGTACAAGAACATGAGCCACATCATGCTGCTCGACTGTTGGGAGGACCACCTCGGCCTGCCTGACCTGATGAAGCGCGTGAAGCGGGAGATGAACACGCCCTACGGCGACGACGAGGACGCGGCGCTGATCAAGCCGCTATTCGGATCCGACAAGCCGCGCACGTCGGGACGCAAGCCCGACATGCTGCTGATCGAGGACAAGGGCAGCGGCATCAGCCTGCGCCAGATGCTCGAACGCGAGGGCATCACGGCCTACGCCTACAACCCCGGCCGCGCCGACAAGCTGACGCGCCTGCACATCGCCTCGCCGATCTTCGCCCAGAAGCGCGTCTGGATGCCCGAGAGCGAGAAGCATGCGGGCAAGCCCAAGACGTGGTGCGAGCCGGTGATCTACCAGCTCTGCACCTTCGCGGGGGGCAACTCGATCAAGCATGACGACCACGTCGACCAGACGACGCAGGCCATCCGCGTGGCCATGGACAAGGGCCTGATCAAGCTGACCAAGCCGCCGGTGAACAGGGATGGTGACAGACCGCCTCCAAAACCTTATAACAACCCATACGCCGCATGAAGGATTGAGCTGTGGACGACGAGAACGAGATGCCCGAGGGCGAGTTTGTGGATCTGCCTGACGTCGATGACGACGTCGAGGACACGGCCGACGGCGGCGCGATCGTCCGCCTCGATGACGAGGACGACGCGCGGCCCGCAGACAGCGAGTTCTACGCCAACCTCGCCGAGGAGATGCCCGAGTACGAGCTGGCCAGCCTGTCGACCACGTTCCTCGACCTGATCAGCAAGGACAAGGACGCGCGCAAGAAGCGCGACGAGCAGTATGAGGAGGGCCTACGCCGCACCGGTCTGGGCGACGACGCACCCGGCGGCGCGCAGTTCCAAGGCGCATCGAAGGTGGTGCACCCGCTCATGACAGAGGCCTGCGTCGACTTCGCGGCCCGAGCCATGAAGGAGATCTTCCCGTCCGGTGGTCCGGCCAAGGACTACATCTCCGGCCCGATGACGCAGGAGAAGATCAACAAGGCCAAGCGCAAGGTGCGCCTGCTCAACTGGCAGATGACCGTGCAGTGCCCCGAGGTCCGCGCCGAGCTGGAGCAGCTCATGACGCAGGTGCCACTGGGCGGCGCGCAGTACCTCAAGCTGGGCTGGGACGAGGCGCGCAACCGGCCGACCTTCCTGTTCGTGCCGATCGACGACATGTACCTGCCCTACGCGGCGACCAACTTCTACACGGCCGAGCGTCGCACGCACGTCCAGTACCTCACGGCCTTCGAGTATCAGCGCCGCGTCGAGGCGGGCATGTACCGCGACGTCGACATGACGCTGTCGGGCATGGAGCCCGAGCAGTCCGTGGCCGGTGTGGCCAACGACAAGATCGAGGGCCGCGACGCGTCGAGCTACAACGAGGACGGTCTGCGCATCGTCTACGAGGTCTACACCTACCTGACCCTTGAGGACGACGAGACGCCGTCGCCCTACGTGCTCACGATCGACAAGCCCAGCGGCAAGGTGCTCTCGCTGTACCGCAACTGGGACGAGGACGAGGAGTACCGCGAAGAGCTGCAGCACTACGTCGAGTTCCCCTTCATCCCGTGGCGCGGTGCCTACCCGATCGGCCTGCCGCACATGATCGGCGGCCTGTCCGGCGCGGCGACTGGCGCACTGCGCGCCCTGCTCGACGCGGCGCACATCAGCAACAGCCAGACCATGCTCAAGCTCAAGGGCGGCACGGCAGGCGGGCAGAGCCTGACGATCCAGCCCGGTCAGACCGAGGAGATCGAGGGCGGCCTCAACGTCGACGACGTGCGCAAGCTGGCCATGCCGCTGCCGTACAACCCGCCGTCGCCCGTCCTGTTCCAGCTCCTCGGCTTCCTCGTCGAGGCGGGCAAGGGCGTCGTGCGCACCTCCATGGAGGACATCGCAGACGGCAACCCCAACGCGCCAGTCGGCACCACGCTGGCCAAGCTAGAGCAGGGCGCGGTGGTCTACTCGGCCATCCACACACGCCTGTACGACGCGATGGGGCGCATGCTGCGCATCCTCGACCGCCTGAACGCACACAACCTCGACGATACCCGCCTTGAGGATGAGGCGGGCGAAGAGCTGGCCACGCGCAAGGACTTCGACGGCGTGCTCGACGTCGTGCCGGTGTCCGACCCGAACATCTTCAGCGAGGCGCAGCGCTACGCTCAGGTGCAGGCCGTGGCCCAGCGCGCGGCTGCCCTGCCGCAGCTCTACAACTTGCGCAAGGTCGAGGAGCGTCTGCTTGAGACGCTGAAGGTGCCGAACGCCAAGGATCTGCTCAACCCGCCCATGGAGCCGACCGAGCAGAACGCGGTGAACGAGAACGTCGCCGCCTCGCTCGGCCGACCAGTCACGGCCTTCCCCGAGCAGGACCACCTCGCCCACCTGCAGACGCACATCAGCTACCTGACCAACCCGATGTTCGGATCGAACCCGATCTTCGCGCCGGTGTACATCCCGTCGATCCTCAACCACATCAAGGAACACGTCGCCCTGTGGTACGCCTCGACCGTGTTCAACGTGTCGACCGAGGCGCTCGACGGTGAGGATCTGGGCGACATGATGCGCGACATGGATCCGAAAGACCGTGAGGGCCGACGCGCCCTCGACCGCATGCTCGCCGAGGCGTCGGCCACGGCGTTGACCGAGGGCTCGCAGATCTTCCAGCAGATCCCGCAGATCATCCAGCAGGCGCAGCAGATCATGCAGCAGTTCCAGCCGCCTATGCAGCAGGATCCGCGCCTCGCGATCGAGGGGCAGAAGCTGGGTATTGCCCAGCAGCGCGAACAGCGCGAGGCCCAGAGGGATCAGATGACCATGCAGGACAAGCAGGCCGAGCGTCAGTTCGAGGCGCAGAAGACGCAGATGGAGTTCGCCGACAAGCAGGCGGAACGTCAGACCGACATGCAGATCGCGCAGCAGCGCGAACAGGCAGAGGACGCGCGCACCGCCGCCGAGCTGGAGGCGCGCATGGCTATGAACTCACAGGACAACCAGACGGCCATGGCACTCGCGGAGGCCGAAATCGCGTCCGGCGAGCGGTTCTCGGTATCCACCGGCACCGGCATCAACCCCAATCCGTAGAAAGGAATGGACATGAAGAACGACGCAGCACTCAGTAAGGGCAAGGCCGCTGGCGGCATGACGCCCAAGAACACCAACATGCACAAGCTGATGAAGATGGGGCAGCACCCCAAGATGCAAGTCAGCGGAGGCAAGAAAACCCCCGCATGAAGATAGAGGTCTTACTGCAACGCCTCGAACAGGAGCAGGCTCGCCTTGCTACTGAGGCGTTGTCGCATCCAGCGGGAAAGGACGGCTTCGACTACGGTCGGGCCGTCGGGATGTACGCAGGCCTCGAACATGCGAAGCGCACTCTGATCGACATGATTGCCGAGAAGGAGCGCAGAGACTTCGTATTGTGAGTTAAGAATGGAGCGCAAATGATTGAATTAGCTAACAAAGTTGAGTTCGGCTATGACAGCGAGGACGAGGCCTTTCCGCCTTGCGACCCCGGCGTCATGCCCTTCGGCAGCCGCGTACTGATACAGATACGCACGCCGAAACAGAAGACCAAGGGCGGGATCATCCTGACCTCGGAGACGCGCGAGACGGACGCGTGGAACACTCAGGTCGCCAAGGTGATCGCAGTGGGTGAGCTGGCCTTCAAGAACCGCACGACCATGGAACACTGGCCCGAAGGGAGCTGGTGCAAGCCGGGCGACTTCGTGCGCGTGCCCAAATATGGCGGCGACCGATGGACCGTCAAAACCGCCGACGGCAAAGACGAAGCGCTGTTGGTAATTTTCAACGACCTCGATCTGATAGGCAAGGTGACTGGCGACCCGCTGGCCATCAAGGCATTCATCTGATCGATAAGGCTACAGTAGGGAGCCGGTTATGACCGACAATACACTTACCGAGAATGACGAGAATGACGAGCTGATCCCCGTGGAGACGCCACCCGAAGAGGAGGCCGAGGACACCACGCCGGACGACGCGGATGATGAGGACGAGGAAGACGAGCGCCTCGGCACCAGCGAGGACGACAGCGACGAGGAGATATCCTCCTCCAATCGCCGCCGCCGACAGCGCCGCCGCGACATGCAGCGCAAGGCACGCGACGAGGCCGAGCGCAAGATCCGCCTGCTCGAACAGCAGAACGCGGAGATGCTTCGCCGCCTCTCGGCAGTCGAGGGCCACGCCGTCAACAGCAACGCCCAGACGATTGAGGAGCGCATCGCCAAGAACCAGCGCGAAATCGCACAGGCCGAACACTTCATCGCCAAGGCGACTGAGGCAGGCAATGGCGAGGACGTGGTGGCCGCGATGCGGATCCGCGATCAGGCCATGTCCGAGGCGCAGCAGTTGCTGGCCGCCAAGGAGCGCCTAGCCGAGGCACGCAAGCAGGCAACCACGCCGCAGGTCGACCCGAACGTGGTCAACTACGCTAAGGAGTGGATGTCCGCCAACCCGTGGTACGACCCGCAGGCTCGTGACCGCGACAGCGCCGTGACCAAGGCCATCGACGCCGAGCTGGCCCGCGAGGGCTACAACCCAGCGTCGCGCGACTACTGGGAAGAGCTGACTGCCCGCGTGGCCGAGGCGATCGGCGACGACGCACCGGCGCAGGCACCGGCCGAGAAGAAACGGCGCGGGCCGCCGACCGGCAATACCCGCCAACATGCGCCCACAAGCACCAAGAAAGAAATCTACGTGACACCCGACCGAAAACAGGCTATGATTGAGGCTGGAGTATGGGATGACCCTGTGCTCCGCCAGCGCTATTTGAAGGCGTATCAGGCTTATGATAATTCGGCTCGCTGAGAAGGAGTGAGACAACATGAGCAATGGTAACGAAGACAGCCGCCTGAAAAAAGCAGCGGACTTTGACGTAGTCGGTCGCCGCGACACGCGCAGACAGGAGGACCGTTTGGTCACCGATGTCCGCGAAGTCAGCGAGGATGATCGCTTGGAGATGTTCCGAAATCAACTTTTTAACGATGCACTCCCTGACCTGCCGGACATTCCGGGCTATCATGTGTGCTGGCTCACCACCACCAATTCCCGCGATCCTATCCACCGTCGCACGCAGCTCGGCTACGAGCCTATCCGCGCCGATGAGATACCGGGAATGGAGTATTCCTCCCTGAAGACCGGCGAATGGGCCGGTATGGTCGGGGTAAACGAAATGGTCGCGTTTAAGCTGCCCTTGAGCCTCTATGAGCGCTTCATGCAGGAAGCTCACCACAACGCCCCGTTGCGTGAGGAACAGAAGTTGGCCGACGTTGCGGACATGCTCCGCGAACAGGCCCACAGAGCCGGTAGCGTGTTGCTTGAGGGTGACGGAAATCAGGACATGCACTCGTCCCACACGCCGCAAAGGGGCATCTTCTCCTGACGCGGTAACCGCAACTCAATTTTGAGGTAAATGGACATGAGCACTGTATCTCAGCCGTTTGGCCTTCGCCCTTCGTATTCGCCCAGCGGGACTGTCCGTCCCATGGCGTACACGATTGCGTCTGCCTACGGCGTCAATATCCTGCAGAACCAGCCGGTTCGCATCGCCACTGACGGCAACATCGAAGCTGCAGCCATCGGCACACGCTTCATCGGCACCTTCCAAGGCGTCGAGTTCACCGACAGCGACGGTCGCCGCCGCGTCAGCAACAAGTGGACGGCATCGACCGTCGCCACCGAAATCGTGGCCTATGTCACTCTCGACCCGACCATCGTTTACGAAATTCAGGCCAACGGCCCGATCGCAGTAACCGACATCGGCAAGCAGGCTGACTACACCGCCATCACCGCAGGCTCGACCGTCACCGGTCTGTCGGCTTTGATGCTGGACACCGCGACGCTGACCGACACCGGCAACGCCGCACTGCGTATCATCGACCTGTCACCCGCACCGGACAATGCGTTCGGTGATAACTTCACGATCGTTCAAGTTCAGATTTCTGAGCACCAGAACGTCGCTGACCGCGCCGCTTACTAAGGAGGGCTTGAACAATGGCTAACCCAATGCGGAGTACTGACTTTCGCTCCATCGTCGAGCCGATCCTGAACGAAGAGTTCAACGGCATTTATGACCAGCGTTCTGACGAATGGTCGCAGGTCTTCAAAGAGTTCAAGGGCATCCCCCGGAACTACCACGAAGAGCCTGTCCTGTTCGGCATGGGTGCTGCACCCGAGCTGCCTGACGGCACTGCGGTCACCTACCAGTCGGGCGGCGTGCTGTTCATTCAGCGCTACGTCTACAAGGTCTACGGCCTCGCCTTCGCTCTCACGAAGGTTCTGGTCGAAGACGGTGACCACATCCGTATCGGTCAGACCTACGCTCGCCACCTCGCCCAGTCGCTGGTCGAGACCAAGGAAACCCTTGGCGCGAACGTACTGAACCGCGCATTCAACGCTGCATTCGCAGGCGGTGACGGCGTGGCTCTGGTCGCAAACAACCACCCGATCGCAACCGGCACCTTCTCCAACCAGCTTTCGACTGCGGCCAACCTGTCGCAGACGTCGCTGGAGCAGATGCTCATCCAGATCCGCAACGCTGTTGACAACAACGGCAAGCGCATCCGCCTGACGCCGAAGAAGATCGTCACTGGTCCGTCGAACGTGTTCCAAGCTGAAGTTTTGCTCAAGTCTTCACTGCGTGCAGGCACGGCAAACAACGACATCAACCCTGTCGTAAGTTTGGGAATGCTCGATCAGGGTCAGGCCAACCTGTCGCGTATCACCTCGACCACTGCATGGTGGGTCCAGACCGATGCGCCGGAAGGCCTCAAGCTCGCGATGCGTCGCGGCCTTGAGAAGTCCATGGAGGGCGACTTCGAGACTGACAGCATGCGCTACAAGGCAACGGAACGTTACGCATTTGGTTGGACCGATCCCCGCTCCGTATACGGAACCGCGGGTCTGTAACCAAGCAAAACCGCCACTTCTGGCCTAGCAAAGGGGCCTCCGAGACGGAAGTTTCGGAGGCCTTTTGCTTGCCTGTTCGACGTGTGCTTTTCGATTTACTAAACCAGATTAATGTGCTTTAACTTTCTGGCTAGGACAGAAAGGACACCAAGCATGCACGTCAGTTTACAGGATGTACTTGAGCGCTTCCCCCGCGAGGTTCTCGATCGATACGATTTCAGCCGAGCCAAGTATGTTGGCGCTAACACCCCCATGACCGGCATAGTGTGCCGCGAGCACGGGGTCTTCTCTCAATACTCCGCGCAGCTCCGTAAGAACGGGGCTGGCTGCCCTAAGTGCGGCGACATCGTCCGCAGGGCCAAGCGGCGATCCAGCATCGCCGATGTTGTCGCCGCAGCCACGACAAAGCACGATGGCTTCTACACTTACGAGCGGGCGGTCTACGTCAATAACGCTACCAAGTTCACGGTGACGTGCCCGCACCACGGCGACTTCCCCATCGCCCCGAACAATCACCTGTCGGG